ATTCACTCTTACTCTCATGGAACTCAGTTCAATGGTCAGATTGGAATGCTTGTTAAGATTTTCTGGGAAGAAGGTGACTTGCATCAGACAAATTCTTTGATTACTCCATCAGGGATTATCCTGAATAACTCTGAGTTTGTTTTGCAAGAACTTGAGTCAGTTGATATTTCCTACAAGTAAAAGAAACTATGCTAACATACCAGTACATCTTCTTCCCTCATGTGGGTTACGGTTGGATATCAAACTGCCAACAAGCTGCGATTAATGCAGGTTATCCTATGTTCCTTTGGAATGACAGGATTTATGATAGTTACACAGGTTCGGATACAGGCAAAACAGTAAAGGATATTTCTTGATGGACAAGTACCAGCTATCTCAAGTACAATCTTATCTGAACTCGTGTATCCAGAAAGAGACACAGAAACTTGGTAAGATCAATCCTATGAATTCACGCAAGAGTGGCTGGTATAATCAATCCGAACTAATCAGGTCACTGATGCTGACACTTGCTGAACTAAACAAAGTAAAGGATATTTAATGAAATTAACATGCCCGTATTGTCAAGAGATTGTGTTCCCTTGGCAACTCACTGTCTTTGTTGAAGAAGAAAATTGGCACTATGAGTGTCGTCTAAAAGAAGAAGACGACATCTTCTTTGATCGTGATATGGGATTTGGAGATTAGCATGAAAGACATTGAACCTGATCACCTGGACATTATCGTTACAGAAATCAAACAACTTCAGGATCTTATCGAAGATGCTGTAGAATGGAACTTTGGGCGTGCCCCTGATGAGCCTTGGTTTGATGAAAGGGTTAATCAACGCAATGAGTTACTTGATGTTGTGAAAACCCAAGATTTTGAAACGTATCGAAACCTTGTTGATGAACTTTTTGGAGGTTGAATGCAAAAGAAACAACTATTCGAAATGCTCAAGAACATACCAAGACGCTCACAAGCAGGCTTGATCGCTACCAGATGATGCTACAATTCTGATTCCTGAACTTTATCAATACAACAAAGGTCGGTACTGGTCAGGAGTAACTTGCTTTGTGCACAACCCAGACAACACAGTCGAACTTTACACCGGAGATACAGATAATGACTAATTCTAAAATTGATTTCACAAAACCTTTGCGGACTCGTTCTGGTCTGAAGGCTCGGCTTATTAGCACTGCTTTCGAGCTAGGTAACCTGGGTACTTACCCTGTCATTGCTGAAGTAGAAGGTGAAGGGTATATTACTTACACTACGACAGGGAAACAATACGCTTCCGACAGTTCTGAATATGACCTGCAAAATATCCCAGAAGAAACCTTTGAACAAAAGGTAGAACGATTTAAGAAGTCCGAGTTCTATGTTTCTGATAAGACTTATCATGAAATTCATGAAGTTGTAACCTGGAGTCAAGAGTATGGGTTCAGTGTTGAACCAAGCTTTGAACGAGCAATGGAATCGGTGTATTTCAAATGAACCAAACACCAGAACAACAGTTCATTGAATACTGCGATATCAACTTCAGTAAAGCTGGTACTCATGATTCAACTGGACGAACCTTTACTCAGTTTGAACGCTTTGCAACTTATTGGGAAATCTTTAAGGTTGCTTATGGGCACGGATTTGAGAGTGGTCAAACAGAATATTTTGAAAGTAGGTAACAACATGATTAAATCAATGATTCAACTTATCCCTTATGGATTTGACGAAAGTGCAAGGGTTATCTCAGGTTTCTACATCGCAAACGTAGGATATTCCGAAGGTTACAACTATGAAGGTAACTTTGACTACGTCGTAGGATATTTTGAGAAAGCTTCTAAGTTTACAAATAATAAACCTGTAGCCAAGATTATGTTTGTGTCTAATTGGAATAATAAGCAAGGAACTTTTGAGCTATTGCACACTATTTTTGGAGACTATGATTCTTGGTGGAATATCTCTGACCTATTTGTAGATACAGGAATGGCAGGTATGACAGAAGCAGAAATCCAAGCAATCGAAATCTTTAAACAACGAGCTAAGGAAGATGGAATCTTTGAAGAAGATAACATTTCTTGAAAAGAAAGGCGGTATCTATGAATAACTCAAAAATTAAAGTAGAAACCTATGACTACTACATTCCTGTGAAGGTTCTAGCTAAGGAAAAATGGAATGACAGGGATGCTGTTACTGTTGTACTTGGTGACGGTGCTTCAGGCACTGTAAGTGTCTACACAGAATGCCTGGTTAAACTAGTAGATATTATGCAAGATGAAGGGTTGGTGTATGGAAACTAAACAAATCGGGTATTCTTTAAAGGAGTTAACATGCTATTCATCATAGGATTTCTATCTGCAATTGTAATGATTTGCATCTTTTCTGCAATTGTTCACAGTCTTCAGTGGATTCAAGATACTTTTCAAGGTACGATTATTGCAATCCATGCTATTGAAGTTGATGCAGATGAAAGAAGCTCATCTCATGAGATTCGCTCTGATTATTCAGCAGCTAAAGACACAGTTGAAGCTTCTCGCCAGTGCAGCAACACTTACTTTCCATTTGCTGAAGCCTATGGTAATGCTTATGGTGGAGCATCAAAAACACCTCTGCAAGAATCGCTTAACAACCTAAAAGTTGAAGCTGATAAACTTCGTAAGACAGTCAGGCAGTTTGAAGACTTTGAGAAGTCCATTGACAAATGAAACTCTGGTACTATCTGAGCAAAGCCCTTGGCTCTAAGGAAGGTAAGAACGACTCAGAAGCTGATGTTGTTGCTTTTATAAGACTACTCCTAATTCTTCAAGCTGTAGTGACAAATCTGTGTATAATTACTGGTGTCATTAGACATTGGTAGTTTAATAAATTAAAGAAAGATATGAGCAAACTTCAGTTGATCGCTTCTCCTTCAAAAGACGAACCTCTTTACGTTGCTTGCAGCGGAGGTTCAGACAGTCTTGCTCTATTGCACCTGTGCGTCAAAAAAGGTTACAAACCTTGTATGTGGTACTTCAACCATGCAGATGAAATTGCAGAAGAAGAAGAAGCTTTCTGTGTAGAGCACTCTAAGCTTTTCAGCATCCCAATTCACATTGATAGGTACAAAGGTGCTCCTAAGCCTTTGCGCAAATCACCTAAAGAATTTTACCGTGACATGCGTTACGAAGCTCTGCAAAAGCTGCAAGGTCATGTTATGATCGGACACAACCTTGATGATGTAGTTGAAGGGTACTTGTTCAGTTTCCTCCGCAATGGCGAAGGTTACTTCATTCCTTACAAACGAGACAACGCAACAAGACCTTTGCTTCTTAGCACAAAACAAGAGGGAATTGATTTCCTTGTCAAGAACCAAATCACTTGGTTTGAAGATCCTACAAATAAAGACACAAAATTTACACGAAACCTAATCAGGCATGATATGATGCCAGTTGTTAACGAAGTCAACCCAGGTTTCAGGAAAGTAGTTAAAAGAAAGTTAGAGCAGAAGTTGAAACAAGAGGGTTTCCTGCTATAATTCAAGAATCAGCCCCGGTGGTGAAATTGGTAGACACAAGAGACTTAAAATCTCTCGCTCGTAAGAGCATTCCGGTTCGATCCCGGATCGGGGCACCAATCTAGGGTAGTTGGCTGAGTGGTTTAAGGCTCTAGTCTTGAAAACTAGCGAAGGTGCAAACCTTCCACCAGTTCGAATCTGGTACTACCCGCCGAGATAACGTAAATATAACAAGGTAAGCCAATCAAAGCTACTGGTATCAAAGAAGTTAAATTTACTTAAAGGAATTTATATGAATACTTTCAAAATTGAAGGAATTACTTACATTACAACCGACGAACCGATAGATGGTGATTGCGAAGGTTGTGCTGGTGAAAAAGATTCAGTTCTTTGCAATAGCTTTCTTGATGAGTTAGGCTGCCACAGCGCAGAAGTCATCTGGATCAAGAAAGAATCTACCGAAGAAGTCACTCCCGCTCCTGCTCAAGCTTCATCCTCAGAAAACATTACGTTTTCATCGTCTCAGATCGAATACCTTTCAGAAGTATTTGGTATCGACGCATCCGAAGATGTACTGAAGGTTTCTGACGGTTTTGTTAAGAAGTCAGGTACAGTATGGAGAATCATCCCAAAACAATATCAAGCCATTGATTATTGGGATAATATCAAGGATAACCCTGAAGATTATTCAATCAATGAACCTAAGTTTAAGGTATAATTATGCAAAATTCATCAAGCTACGTTACCCGAAGTGAAACCTGGGTTCATGAATCCTGCAAGGAAGCTCTAGAACTGCTCAGGTTGCTTCGAAAAGAGAAGGTTGATACCTGGGTAGCCTTTATCAAGGAAGATCGCCTGAAGCCTCGTTTAGGTAACCTGTGGTTCCTGTTCGGTAAGCCAGAAGATACTAATGATCGTAAAATTCTGAAAGATTACTCTAATGATAATTATTTGTGGGATTGGTGGGGAGCTGAATCTTCATTTAGTTGGGAAGAGAAATCTCTGATGAAAATCCTAGCTGCCACCGATCCCAATCTACCTTTTGATTTTACGATGCAGTTATCCGTAGAAGATTCAGCTTTGATTGAGAAGTGGTTGAACCGCGTAAAAGACAGAAAGGAAAATCCTAATGAATACAACTAACCTGAAACACATCAAGATCGAACCTATATCAGATGAGCACGACTGCGAAGTATGTGGAAGTTCCTGGTCTAATGGTTATGAAGTGACCTTCCCAGATGGTTCTAACTTAACCCTTGGCGGTGTTGCCACTTGTTATGGAAACGAAGATTGTTCAGAAGCTGAACTTATGGAAGAAATTCTGAAGCATTTGGGTTATACTACAATTGATCCTGATACCTCCGAAGGTATCGGTGATCCTGACGAAAGAAGCTCACTCTGTGAGATTCGCTCTGAATACACAACGGAGTAAAGCATGAACCAACAAAGTCAAGTAGAATTATTCTGGGATAAGATCAAGTTGCAATTCGGTGATACCCGAAGTTGGAATGAATTGAACCCAATGGAGCAGTACGCGTTTATTCAAGGTATCAATGGTATCCTGATGGTATTTAACAAAGGAAACTAACATGACCTCGAATGAACTAGAACTTGAGGATAAGATTGTCATCCAAGAAATGCAATGGCATATTGATAACGCCATGAAGCTGGACTCTGCTAATTTCAGTCAATACGGGCAGGGTATGATTCAATCTATGGTGAAGGTATTTTGCTTCTATACTTTACAGGAACAGCAGCAAGAGTTGTTTAAGAAGTATCCTCAGTTGGAACAATTTAAAGGATAAGTATGAAACCAGATAATTTCAAACCAATGCTTGCTGTTGCTGCCGAAACCTCTCAGGTAAAATTTCCTGTAATGGCATCTGTAAAATTAGACGGCCTCAGAGGGTGTATCTTCGGTGGAGTCGCCTACAGCCGCTCTTTGAAGCCTCTACCTAACCTTTGTATCCAACAATGGTGCAAGCTCAACCAAGAGGCTCTGGAGGGCCTTGACGGGGAGTTTATCGTAGGTTCTGAAACAGATCCTTTGGTTTTCAGTAAGACTACTTCAGTTGTCATGTCGATTGACAAGGTTCAGGATTTTACCTTCTTTGCTTTTGATGTTGTCGATGAAACAAAGACAGCTTTTGAGCGATACCAGGGTCTGTTGCAGAAACAAATCAAGGGTGAACTACCGAAGGAAGTTTGGGGTGTAACTCAGGTTCGTATTGAAAACCCCGAACAACTTGAAGTATTTGAAAAGGATGCTCTTGAACAAGGTTTCGAAGGAACAATGCTGAAGTCCTTGGATGGCAAATACAAGTTTGGTCGCAGTACAGTAAAGTCTCAGCAACTTCTGAAACGAAAGCTATTTGTTGATTCCGAGTTTGAGATTGTAGGTTTTGAACCTAAGTACCACAATGCAAATGAAGCTGTAATCAATGAGCTAGGTAGGACTTCTCGTAGCACTTCCAAAGAAGGTCTTGTAGCTTTGGATACCCTTGGAGCATTGCTTTGCAAGACGCCTTCAGGTACAATCTTTGGCGTAGGTACAGGCTTTGATGATGCTACCCGAAAGAGTCTCTGGAATCAGCGAGAAAGTCTAACTGGTCAATTGGCTAAGGTGAAGTATTTCGAGGTAGGAATGCAAGATGGAGTCCCAAGGTTCCCTGTATTCATTTCTACAAGGTCCGAACTTGATATGAGTAATTAAAGGAAACTATCAGACAATAAGGATCTAGATGGCAAATTATAAATATCACAAAAGCTGTGATAATTGCGGAAGCAGTGATGGGTGCGCTGTCTATGATGACGGTTCACTGCACTGCTTCGTTTGTTCTTTTACAGTACCAAGTAAAGAGTATATTGAAGAGAACAAACCAAAGAATAATCGAACCAGACAAAAGGAAAAAGTTATGGAAAAGATTGAAAAAGCAGAGAAAACAAAACCTATTATTACTCAGGAAGAACGAGATTTAGTCAAGGAACTTTCTATTGTATCTGGTTCTGACTATCGTGGCATCAAAGATGAAACCTATAAGTATTTTGGTGTAAGGCATTTCTACGATGATGAAGATAACCTTACGGATCAATACTACCCTTGCACCCAAGAAGGTCAACTAACAGGTTACAAGATTCGTGAACTACCTAAGACGTTCCGAAGTGTAGGTCGCACAGGCTCTGATTGTGAACTATTCATGCAGTTCAAATTCAATCGAGGTGGTAAGTATCTTCTGCTGGTTGAGGGTGAAGTAGATTCCCTTAGTGCTTATCAGATGCTCAAGGAATACAACAGCAGCAAAGGTTCTGACTTTGAAACAGCAGTGGTAAGTCCAACGGTAGGTGCCAATTCAACAAAACAGATCGCAAGTCAATACAAGTTCTTTGATTCATTTGACAATATCATTCTTGCGTTCGACAACGACAAAGCAGGACAAGCAGCAGCAGAAAAGGTTCTAGGTGTCCTACCAAAGGGTAAAGTAAAGTTGATGAAGCTTCGATATAAAGACCCTAACGAATACCTTGAGAAAGGGGAACAGCGAGCTTTCATTTCTGATTTCTACAACGCTGAAACGTATGTGCCTGCTGGTGTAGTGGGTAGCTCTCAGTTGTATGAAAAGCTCTTGCAGTCCATTGGTATCGCAAAGATTCCTCTACCTCCTTTCTTGACTAAACTGGATGAAATGCTAGGTGGTGTAGAGCTAGGTTCTATTGGTGTTCTAGCAGCAGGTACAGGTGCAGCTAAGACTACTGTAATCAACGAATGCTTGTACTACTGGTTATTCAATTCACCTCACAAGATTGGTGTAGTTTCACTTGAATTAACCTGTGGTCAATATGCACAAGCAATGCTTAGTCGGCACATTCAGAATAAGATTGCTAACATCAAAAACACGGATGACAAATTGGCTTATGTTTCATCTGAAGAAGTCAAACAGAAAGCTGATGAGTTATTCAAAACAGAAGATGGTTCAGACCGTTTCATGGTCATCGACGAACGAGACGGTAGCATTGAAGTTCTGCAAGACAAGATTGAAGAAATGATTATTTCTTGCGGAGTCAAGGTGATTATCTGTGATCCTGTTAGCGATTTATTCGAAGGGTTGCCTAATGAAGAACAAGCTGCATTCATGAAATGGCTGAAATCAATGGTAAAGAATTACAATGTAACCTTTATCTTGATTGCTCACATCCGAAAGAGTAGCACTAATAAAGATTCAGCAAGCTCAGGTTCGTTTATTCCTGAAGAAGCTATCTTCGGCAGTGGTTCAATCATCAAATCAGCAAGCTGGGTTGCAATGATGCAACGAGACAAGTATGCAGAAGATGATACAATCCGAAATACAACTCATGTTGTCTTGAGCAAGAACCGAGCTACAGGTGTAACAGGTAACGCTGGTTCAATGTACTACTGCAACAAGACTCACCGATTGCATGATCTTGACGCATGGTTGAATGGTGATGTTAATTAACTTACAAGGAACTTTGAATGGAACTTGAATTAGATAAACTGTGGGTTTGGGACATTGAAACCTACCCTAATTGTTTTCTGTTTGCAATTACCCGAGCAGATGGAAAGCACGAGAAAGTCTTTGAGGTTTCATTCCAAGCCAATGAAATTAACCGGATTGAAGCTTGTATTGAATACATCAAAGAACAAGGTCATGACATGGTTGGTTTCAATTCCTTGGGGTTTGACTACCCTGTTATTCACCGACTCTTGACCGAATGCAAAGTACAAACAGGTAAAGCTATTGCTGATAAGGTTTGGAAGTACGCACAAGAACAGATTGATTCTTTCAAGGATGGTTTTGGTTCTTCTGTTAAGACCGATGACAGGTTAGTCCCTCAGATTGACTTGTACCGAATCTGGCACTTCAACAACAAAGCAAAAGCTACAAGCCTGAAAATGCTTGAGTTCAACATGCGAGAGCAGAACATTGAAGACTTGCCCTATGCTGTAGGTTCTTATCTTGACTCTGATCAAATCAAGAAGCTCAAAGAATATAACCTGCATGACGTAAGGATGACTCTAGTATTCTTGAAAGCAAGCAAGTCCCAGGTTCAGTTCAGAAAGCAACTTTCAGCCAAGTACAATCGCAATTTCATGAATCATGACGATACTAAAATTGGTGCTGATTACTTTGTCATGAAACTAGAAGAAGCTGGTATTCCCTTGTATAAATACAAGAACGGTAAGAAAGTAATGAGCCAAACACCTAGACCTGAAATTGATCTAAGTGAATGCTTGTTTGATTACTACGATTTTACTCGGCCTGAGTTCATTGCAGTTAAAGACTGGTTTGATTCTCAGATCATTACAGAAACCAAAGGTGTATTCAGCGACATTAAAGAACACCGACTTGGTGCTGTAGCTCAGTACGCAGAAATGCAAGTCAAGAAGACTAAGTTCAAAACTAAACCTTCTGATCTAGAAATCAAGAAGTTCAAGAAGGATTATCCTTTGGGCTGGGTTGAAGAAGAAGAACTGAAAGCTACTGAGTATCTATTTGATGGAGAAGGTCTGCATGTTACTGAAAACGTAGTTGACGCTAAAGGTAAGGTGAAAGTAAAGAAAGTCCGTGTACCAAAGAAATCCTATTGGGGTTGTTGGAACGAAGCCGAAACACTGAATGTAGTTGTAGAAGGTTTCAGGTATGACTTTGGTGTAGGTGGTATTCATGGTAGCTTATTGAATAAAGTAGTAAAAGAAACGAGTAAGTATTTTATTCGTGATGCAGACGTTTGAGGAAACTTGAGGCGTCTATAAACCTCGTGAATTGCTGGAAACTCCTTAGAGCTTTGTAAACTACAGCACAACTGGAAACGGTAAATGCGAATGTCAGAAAATTACAAAGATTGGACAATCAGCAGCCAAGACTCTTTAAAATGAGTAAGGTTCAGAGACTATCGAAAACACGCAGTAATGAAGCAGTGCGGAAGTGAGTAGAGTAGGATTTAACCAGTATTGACAATTAGGATACAACCTGATAGGATAGAACATTAAATTCGAAGCGCGAGGGAACAAATGACATGTGGAATTTATGCAATAGTAAATATAGCAAATGGAAAGCGATATATTGGAAAGTCCGTCAAGATTGAAAAGAGATGGGCTTCTCATTTATCCTTACTAAGAAGGAAAGAAAGATCAGAGGATTGCAATCGTCACTTGTTCAATGCTTTCAAATCATACGGAGAAGATTCTTTTAAATTTGAATACATTGAAGAGTTAGAAGCAAGTGATCCTTTGTTGGCTCAGAAAGAACTTTACTGGATGTTGTACTACAACACAGTTGATCGAGGGTTTGGTTATAATCTCAGACTAGACACAAGCACAAAGTGCATTGTCTCAGAAGAAACAAAAGAACTTATTCGAGTCAACAATATTGGTGAAAACAATCCGAACTATGGTAACAAGTGGAGTGAAGATCAGAAAGTAAAAGCTTCTGAAATAGCAAAACATTTACATAGTTCTGGAAGATATTCAAGTGAAGAAACAAGAAGAAAACATTCTGTAGCAAGTAAGAAGTTCTGGGAAAACAACCCGGAAATAAAAGAACAAATGCGAAAGAATGTTTCTAAAGCCAAAACAATCTTTAAAATTTATCAATACACCAGAGAAGGTGTTCTCGTAAGAGAATGGAATTCAATGTTGGAAGTGATAGAAGAAAATCCTGATTACTTCAGAATTGCTATTTACAATTGCATGAACGGCTACAAGAAATCCTACCGAGGATTTATTTGGAAGAAATTTGTTTAAGATATAGTCCGGCTTGTATTGAAAGATATAAGGTTATGTCAAGTATGTATCCAAACATTGCCATCAGCAATCGAATCTATCCTGAGCACCTTACGGAAAAGTTCTGCGATATCTACAAAGATATGTACGAACAACGCAAGGCTCAACCTAAAGGTTCTGCTGAGAATGCAATGCTAAAACTAGCCCTGAATGGAACCTATGGTAAATCCAATGACAAATATTCAGTTTTCTATGATCCTAAGTTCACAATGTCTATCACTGTAAATGGTCAGTTGTCGTTGTGTATGTTAGTTGACAAACTTCTTCAGATTGAAGGTCTGAAAGTTGTGCAAGCAAATACCGATGGTGTTACAGTAGCTTGCTTGCGTTCAAAAGAAGAAGAGTACGTTGAAGTCTGCAAACAATGGGAACAACAAGTTAAGTTGAATCTTGAGTTTGTTGATTACACCAAGATGTTCATTCAAAACGTCAATGCGTACCTCGCTGTCGGCACCAACGGCAAAGTTAAACGCAAAGGTGCCTACCAGTACGAAGATCTGGGTTGGCATCAGAACCAATCAGCTTTGGTTATCCCGAAGGCTGCTGAAGCTTATATGGTGCATGGAACCCCTCTAGAAGCCTTTGTAATGAACCACAAGGATGAGTTTGACTTCATGCTACGCACCAAGGTTCCAAGGTCGTCTAAGCTTGTTCTGGTAAAAGCCTGCGGTGCAGAAATACAACAGCAGAACATTTGCCGGTACTACCCTAGTACAGATCCTGAAAATTCTGGTAAACTTGTGAAGTTGATGCCAGCTTTAGCTCATGGTTCCGATGACTGTTCTAAGTCCTATGATCCTGCTGATCGCAGGTTGTCAATTGATAAAGAGTGGAACGTAAAAATCTGCAACGATATGAAGAACTTTAGCTGGGATCTGGATTATAATTACTATATCGCTGAAGCTAAGAAGCTTTGTATTGAGTAAAACGAAAGGAATATCATGACAGTTAACGAATTAATCAATGAGTTGCAGCAGCTAGTTAAAGAAGGTAGGATTCAAGACAATTCAAATATTCAGGTATGGGACCGAGAAATCAGAGATTATACTTCATGTTTTAAAGTGTGGTTAGTCAATGGTAAAAATCTACAGGTCGTATTAGAATGAAACCAACCCTATTACTAATCCAAGGAAACAAAGTCACTCGTTACGTCGATGGTAAGAAAGATCAAGAAGCTGAACTTGATTTCAATTCTTCCAACCTTCAGATTAAACGAGACTTGGAGTACTTTCGTCGTCGTGGTTTGGATTTTGAGAAGGAAATGGATGAATGACTATTGACTTCCTACACAGAACCTGTCACAGTCCTGTACCTGCTCACCTCATGAATCCCTCATGAATCCTAAACATAAAGGAAAAACTATGTACAATAAAGAACTAGAAACTGATCGCAAAGTAAAAGCTCAGCACGATCAGAATCAAAAAGCTGCATCAGCAGAACGCCGAGCAAAGATTGCTTCTTTCAAGAAGGCTCGCAAATCTAAGTCAACTCCCGATCTAGTCTGATCGTTTATTTATAAAGGAACTAAATATGATTTCAAAACTAACTGGTACTCTGGTATTCGCTTGCTTGCAAGATCCTACAACTTGCTACGACAAGGAAAAGGGCAAGGAATGGAAGATTGGTATTGTTGTAGATGAAGATACTGCTGATGAATGGGAAAAGATTTACAAGAAGCAACCTGCTACAGCAGTTAAGACAGTTGATTTCGAAGGTCTGTACAAGTGCTCTGCACCTTTCCCTGATGAAAAGAAGCAGTACATTATTACCCTAAAGAAGAACACCAAGCTCTCTAACTGTGAAGATGTACCTGACAAGTACAAGCCACGAGTTCTGGTACAAACCTCCGAAGGTCGTGAAGATGTTACTTTGACAACCCTGGTAGGCAATGGTTCTCTGGGTTCTGTTTCGGTAGATCACTTTGACAGTTCCTACGGTCCTGTAGCTCGACTAAAGAATGTCCTAGTTACCGAACTGGTAGAGTACACCAAGTCAGAAGGTAAGAGTTATTCGTCAGGTGACGAGTTCGATGATGAACAGCCCGTAGAACCTCCTAAATCAGCTCGCACTGCTTCAAAGCCTGAAGTTAAGGGTACAGCTAAGGTTGCTGCTAAGACAACCTCTAAGAAGGTTGTAGAGGATGATGATGATAACCCGTTCTAAGGGGTAATCCAATGGAACCTTCGGGTTCCTATTCTTAACTTTTAAATTAACTCAAAGGAAACTATGTCTTTTATCAATCAAATCTCTTCTACTTTCAAGGAAGCTACCTCTGACTTCGGTACTTTCGGAACAATCGTTGTTGGTATCATTGCACTTACTCTTCTGTATGCTTTGGTTCTCTGTGGATCTGCTGTAACCGTCTGGGTTTTTAATACTCTGTTTGCACTTGCTCTACCTTTTACTTGGCAGACCCTATTGGCGAGCTTTCTACTGAATGCAAAGCTATCGTATGTAGGTTCAGCTTCAATTGAAAAGCTACTGAAGGTTAAGAAATGACAAATCAGTTCGTATTGAAAATGCTGACTCAGGTGTTCATTTTGGTGTAACTGTGCAAGTATTTGATAAGACTTCAGGAGGTGATATTCTTGTACAAGAAGTAAACCTAGTCAACCCGGCAGATATGACACAAGGTTTGTACCTAACAAACAGTCGATATATTGTAATTAAAGAATTCACAAAGGAAACAACATGACCGAAACAACTCAAGAAAACAAGCCTCAACTAACCGAACAACAAGTCTTTGATAAGCTAGTAACAGTATTCAACGAAATCTGGTCACTGGAGCAAGATATCAAGGAAATCCTTGACGATGCCAAGGAAAATGGTCTAGAGGAACTGCCTCTACTAAAGAGCATTGCTAAGGCCAAGGCTTGGAACAAAGTAGGTGATCTGGAAGCTAAGGCGCAGGCTCAACTGGCTAAGATTGAGCAGTACGCATAATATAACAATCTGACACTAAACCCGACGATCTTTAATTAGGTTGTCGGGTATTTTTATGAAGGAAATTTAATTGAGTAGATTAGATAAAACAATCCTATATATTGATGGAGATATCGCCAGCTATATGACAGCGGCAGGTTGTGAAAAGAAAACAATCATTGCTACTCATAAACCAACAGGTGTCACTAAACCTTTCAAGAACAAAACAGAACTGAAGAAGATCTTAAAGGAAAAAGGTAAGGAACTGACCTCTGATTACCAAATCAAAGAAGTTCAAGAAGCTATCCCTGTAGAGCAATGCATCAAGTCCTTGCAACAAAAGATTCAGAATATTGTCAGTGCAGTAGAACCTGATGAGTACTTTGTTTTGATTGGAGGTATCAACAATTTTCGTGATAAACTACCTCTGCCTTCAAAGTACAAAGGTTCACGCAAAGA